GCCGCAGCCGTCGTGGAACTCGACCGTGACGATCGGCGGGTCGCCGGAGTACAACACGATCGAGTACAAGGTCAACCTGATGCGCAAAGCCGAACCGGTGTTCGGGGACAACTCGCAGCAGCAGCCATTCGCGATCCCCCGCGCCCATTTCACCGCCGGTGCGACGCTCAACTTCGACCCCGCCGTGGACGAATCCGAGCTGCAATTCTATCTGGCGAATACCCAGCCGACCCTTTCGATCGTATCAAGTAATGGCCTCTCGGGAACCAGTGCGGCCTCAATCACCTTCACTGCACAAGTGGCCGCTTTTGACACAGGCCAGATCAATGACAGTAAGGAAGCATTCGGCTATGACACTACTGCAAAGCTGGTTGCGAACACCACGAATATTGGCCCCTCCGGCGGGTACGGGCCGATAGTGGTGACCGTTAAGAACGCGGTGATCGCCTACTTATGCAGCTTTGGCGTCACGCCTCCTCTCCCGGGATGTCTGCCGCCACCCAGCTAGGCAGATCTTGCAGATGCGCTGCTTGAACGTCCCGTCAGGCCAATACCGATAGATCGTATTATCGGGCGTGAAATCGTGGCCGGCATTGCACGTCTCGCGGCTAGCCCAGTAGTGGCGGCCGTGCCGGACCACGTCGCGAATGTTCTCTGCGCGGGAGCCGTAGGCGAGGTTCTCAGGCGTATTGTTGGCCGGGTTCCCGTTGAGGTGGCATACGTCATACCCGTCGGGTCTTGGGCCAAAAAAGGCTAGGGCGACAAGGGTGTGAACGGTGACGGTCTTGACATTGCCGTCCCTGGACAGGCCAACAACTAGGTAGCGGCGGGGGCCGCTGGGGCACGCCTTAAGCACTCGCCCTCCGCGTATGCCCTTTCTGGTCATGTGCGGCAGGCTGCGCACGCGCCCCATATCTGAGACCTCGTATAGGCCCTCGTAACCAACTACGGGGAGCCACCACTCTCCGGGGAGGCCTGGAGGAAGGCGGGGCAACTGCCTTACCGCAGGAGCCGGCTTGATCGGTGACTTTGCGCGGCCAGGCCGACGCAGGGGCCTAGCGTCCGCATCGCCACGCTTCCGCTTTAGATATTCTCTCTTGCGCTCCCGGTCGCATGGGATGCAGATGCGGTAACCGCGATACCGCAAAGTGTTCGCTTCGTTGTACTCATGGCCGCTCGGGCAGTGAGTCAGGGACCGCTTCGCATGGGTTCCGTGCCGCAGTGCGTCCTGGACATTCTGCGAGCGCGTGCCATGGTAAAGGTTATCGGGGGCATTGTGACTGGGCCTGCCGTCATCGTGGCACACCTCCGTGCCCGGAGGTGCCTCGCCGAGAAATGCCCATGCCATGAGCTGGTGCACACCGAAGCCGCGCTGGACGCCGTCCTTCGTTAGGGTGACTCGCATATAGCCCCCCTTGTCGGGGTGCTGTTTGAGGAATCCTCCCCGTGTGGTGTTCCTCGGCATGCTCAGGATCTGATCTGGCCAGACAGCCCTGTACAGATTCTCGTAGCCGGGTATCCACCGCCAGGTTCCTGGCGTAACCTGATCCATAGCTGGACCTCCTGTCTTAGCGGACTAGGTCGAGCATGCCGGGCAGTGGACCGCATATCCGCTGTCCGGCTCTATCTATATTACCCTCCTCGCCCGGCGGTCACGCCTGCCTGCGCCTGGGGTTTCGCACTCAGTTTCCCCCCCACACGCACACCCGGTACGGGACCAAACACAAAAGGAAGTGATCACGCATGACTGATGTCGCGTCCGCGATCCCGTATGGGTACGCTGCGCTAGGCCAGGGTCTGTTCGCCACCGGCACCACCACCGCGAACTGGGCGTACAGTGCCCTGGATTCGGTCTCGGTTTCCGGCACCGCCGCCACCTACGCGGGCACCTCGCCGTCGGCGCCGGTGGTCGCCTCGGGTGCGTCGCCGATCCGCGGCACCGTCACGTTCGGCACCGGCACCGCGCCGTCGCCGGGGTCGATGGTAACTCTCACGTTCGGCTCGACGCTCGGTGCCACCCCGGTGGTGGTGCTGTCAGGTGGCAACGATGCGACCGCGGCGCTGACGCCGTTCCCGACGAGCGTGTCCACGACCGGGTTCACCGTGTCCACTCACGCGGTCCCGGCGGCGTCGCAGGCTGGTACGGCGTACAGCGTGAACTGGGTCGCCAGCCTGTAGGTTCGTGGCCCCGTGCGGCGCGGGCGCGTTCCTGCAACTCCCCGTCAGCCGCGCCCCCGCACGGGGCCACACCCCCCCATCCCCCCCGGACCCTCGCCCACCGTGGCGGGGGTCCTTTGTTTTGCAAGGGAGCCAGTTCTGTGGAAGTGAAACTCCCCTCCGGTGGCACCGTCCACCTGCGGGACACATTCAAGCGTGGTGACCGGCGGCGGGCACGGCCCGGGAACAAGGTCATCTTCGGGACGAACGGGAACTACACCCAGCTCCCCTCCGATGATGAGGTGATCGGGCGGATTTTGCAGTCGGTGATCACCGGGTGGGATCTGCCGCATCCGGTGCCCGCGAACGCGCCGAACGATGAGGCGGCGCAAAGGATCCTCGATGAACTGGACGACGACGACTACGAGGTGCTCGCTGAGGCGGTGCGGCCGTTTTTCGACAAGGTGATGCGTTCGGGGAAGGCGGAGGATGAGGACCCAAACTCCTCGTCCGGCGGTACCGGGATTTCTGGTCCGGCAAAGCCGGATGGCCAGGAGACCCTGAGTATCTGATCTATACCGAGTTCGCGCGCCGTCACGGCTGGACGCCGGATCAGGTGGACGCTTTGGAAGACGATTTCGCGGAGCAGCATCTGATGGCGATGGCCGGGTGGGACCTGGCGGTCGCGGACGCGCAGGAGAAGGCGTCCAAAGCGGCCGGGGGGGCGCAGGGGAAGCCGCTGTACGGGGCGCCCCGCGGGATGAACGGCTGAGGGGGCGGCTGTGGACGCCTCAGCATTGCCAGGATATCTGAGGGCGATCGAAGCGCGTGTCGCCGCTGCCGCAGTGCCAGCGGCGGGGGCGATGGGGAAAACGTACGAGAAGCATCTGGTGAACGTCACCATGATGGAATCAGGTACCCACCCGCCGGTCACGTTCACCCCCGCAGCCCCCGGGCGCCCTCCTGCGATCATGACCGGCCGGCTGCGCGGTTCGGTCGCCATGGCTGGCCCCACCGGTGGTGGCGGGATCGGGATGTCATCGGTTGCGCCACACACGATCTACGCAGCCACGCAAGAGTGGGGCGGGATCCATATCGCGAAGAGCGGGCCGTTCATGTGGCTGTGGATCCGTTACATCGGCTGGCGGGGTGTTCTCGCCCGGGGGTGGCTGCGCTCTGAGGTGACGATTCCCGAGCGGCCGTACATGCGTACGGCGACGACTGAGGAAATCGCTAACGGGGAGTTGCAGGACGCTGCCGTAGCGGCCTTTGAGGCTGCCGTGTGGGGACGCTAAAAGAGCGCTTGGCCGTTGTGTTGCGCCCTCCGGCGGCGGGAAGCGGCCCGCTGAGCGCACGGATCAGAGCAGTATTTGTGATACCGGGAGCGGGCAACGAAAACTGCGCCACATTCCTCACACGCCCTATCGCCGACTCCAGCGTTGCGAGCTTCCTCGCGTTGCCTGCGCCGCATGCGCTCGTAGCACGCAGTGGAGCAGCATAGGTGGTCCGACCGGTACGCTGCGAAGCGCTGGCCACATTCCAGGCAGTTGAGTTCGTACGACTTGGGCTCGACCGGCTGGCGTGGGAGCAGCATGCGTTCCCGCACGCCTTCGTTGGCCAGCCTCAGGTTGACTGACATGCGCAGCAGACGGTCGGGATCATCTTTGGCTATCCCGATGATCAGGTTGCACTCCTTGCAGGCAAGGCCGCGGCGGCAGCGCTCGCACGACTTTCCCAGCGGGCAGCACTCATGGCTGTGGTCAAGGTGGATCGCCCGGTCGGCGTCGCGCTGGAGGGGGTCGCCGCATAGGTAGCAGCAGCCGTCCTGAGCTTCCCAGAGGGCCTCAAACAGGGGCCCCCAGTCGGTGCCGTGCTGGGATCGCTTGACGGAGAGTTGGTTTCGCTCGCGCTGCTGGCGGGCGCGCTCCAGGAGCCGCTCTCGGTTGTCGCGGTAATACTTGCGGTCGTATTCGCGCTTAGCCGCAGCCTTCTCGGGGTCTGCCATGTCTTCCGCATAGCGCTGGCGCTTGGTTGCCCGATCCCGGGCGCCATGTTTTTCCTCGTATCGCTGGAGTGTTTCGCGGCGTCGGCTCCGATGACGGGCCATGTACTCCCGTTGATGTTTCCGGATTCGGTCCTGGTGATTCTTCGCGTAAGCCTTGCCGCTACAGGTGCCTGAACAGAATCGGGCATCAGATCTCTTTGCGGTGAATGGCTCGCCGCACTCTTCGCAGGTCTTCTCGTACGAGGTGCGCAGTACGTGTACGTGTCGTCCGCATTGGCAGCCCGGAGGGCATTTCCGTCTGGCCATAGATACATCATATCTCACTCGGGGGCCAGATGGAACTCGACACAGTGACACAACGTTTCCTGGCCGACGGCACACAGTACATGGCCGAACTGGCCCTGATGGCCCAGAGGGCCGATAGCTGGAAGGACCAGACTCTCGCGGATATCGCCGAAGTCGACGCGGCGCTGCGTGCGCTGAAAGGCAAAGAAGTCGACATCAAGGTCAAAGTCGATGACGGCGGCCTCTCAGGCCTGGGCGCTGCGGCGAGCGGAGCTGGCCTGGCCGGGCTGGGCAGAGCGGCGGAGGGGGCAGCCAGGGACGTCGACGCCGCCGCTAGTGATATCGGCGCGGCGGCGGGCCGGGCGTGGCGCCCGTGGTGGATGTTCGGGAACAACTGGAAAACGTTTATCCACTGGATTGTCGCCGGTTCCGCCGAGTTCCTCGCTGTCGCTGTCCCTGCGGCCATCGCGGCGGGCGCGACGGCGTGGGTGCTGTACCAGGGCCTGATCGAGGGCGTCAAACTCCATCTGCAGGCATTGTTCACCACCACCGAAGCGACCGACGCCGTGTTCGGGAAGACCACCGGTGACGTCCTCGGCCTCGGGCACGCGTTCCAGACGGCGCAGGACGCGGCGAATCCGGTTGCCTATTCGCTGCTCGGCGCCTACCTGAACATCGCCCGCGCGCACATGGGCTCGCTGGCGACAGCGGGACTGGAAACTTCCCGGGTCCTGGACACTTTCGCGGCCAAACTCACCGCCGAACTGGGTCCCGGGGGCAGTCTCGGGAAGACGGTCGATGACCTGATTTCCAACATGGTTCCCGACCTGACCGCTTTCGGGCAGGTGCTGGGCAACCTGGGGCATGCCATTCTCAATTTCGCGCATGCCATGCCTGGGCTCGCTGAGGGGCTGCTGTTTTTCCTGACCGTGATCACTAAGGCCGTGGAGGTTTTTTCTTCGCTGCCGGCGCCGATCATCACAGCGTTCATGGCCCTGGAAGAGTTCAACCGGTGGGGCAGCCTCGGCGTCGGTGTCCTAGCGCGTCTCGGCCTGGCTACCAGCGAGCTGAGTGGCAGTTTCTTCACGTTCGGGTCCCGCACTGTCGGGATTTTGTCGAACGTTTTCAAAGCGCTTCCGATGCTGGCCGCCACCCTGACATCGAACCTGGGTTCGCTGATATCCGGGTTCGGCAAATTCGAGGGCCCGGTCGGGCGCGCTGGGATGGCGTTGCGGAATTTCGGCGCCGACATGACCGACGCCATTGTGGCCATACCAGCGTGGCAGGCCGCCCTCGCCGGGCTCGCTGTCGCCGGTCTCGCGTTCCTGATTTACAAGATTGCCACCGCGAAAACGTCGATGCAGCAATTCACGGACGCCTTGCAGCAGAATATTAACAAGGCGTCGAACATGCAGGCGATCAACGTCCTGGCCACTTCGATCGGCGCGGTGAACCAGCGGCTGGCGCACACGCCGAAACTGATGACCGACGTCGGGCAGTCGGTGCACACCGGTCTCATGCCGGTGAACCACGAGGTCGGGCAGGGGAACGCGGCGCTGGCCTCGTATGACCGGCAGCTGGTCAACGTGACCGCCGGCGCGACCCACCTGGCGAACACCTACCACACGTCGTTCCTGGGTGCGCTGGTCCTCGCCGACCAGGCCGGGGTGAAACTCACTAAAGGCATCCTCGGGCAGTCCGCAGCTGCGGTGCAGGCGCGGATCCAGATCGCGAACCTTGTCACCGGGTACAAGGCGATGGGCGCCCCGGCGAACGCGATCGGCGCCGACATGACCGCTTTGGCGATCCAGTCCGGTTTGGCGAACACGCAGGTGTCGAAGCTGAACCAGGCGTGGGACGAGTTCATGACGAACCTGACCGCTGGCACGTCCGGGCTGGCCGGGTTCGAGGGGTCCCTGGCGAATCTTGGCACCGGGATCGCGCACACGAAGAATAACCTCAGTTCGTTCGCCGGCGATTTTTCCTTGTCCACACGCCAGTTCGCGCAGTCGCTGAACTCGTTCACCGGCAAGGGCTCGCAGGCGTGGCAGAACTTCAACCAGGTCGTCGGGTCCACCGCCCCTCAGTTGATCGACTGGCTGCGCACCGCCGGCGCCGAGGGTGCTATCTCTGGGGGCCAGTTCACGCGGGCGATCCTGGAAATGACTGCCCAGCTGGTGCCGCTTGCGTCGAAAAGCGCGGCTGCGAAAGCGGAAGTGCTCGGCCTGACGCAGCAGGCGGGGCTGAACATCAGCACCTGGGGCCAGCTGACCGCCGCGATCAAAAATGGTCACCTGTCGCTGAAAGACCTGGAATCCATCATCTCTGGCACTACGCAGAAGATGGCGAACATGTCCCAGGTGGCGAAAAGCCTTGGGACGGTTCTGTCGTCGCAGGTCGCGGCGGCGGTGGATCAGGCGAAGATCAAAGCGTCCGGGCTGAATGCGGCTGTCAGCGCTCTGGCGAACGACATGCAGCATGGCGGCACCCGTGCGGCCGGGTTCAAGGGCGACCTGGATCACGTGGTCCAGTCGATGGGGCACCTGCACCAGTCGACCAGCACCATCCAGGCCGTGCTGGCATCCCTGGGGGTGAAGCTCACCCAGGCGCAGATCAACGCGATCCTCGCCGCTGCCGGGCTGGAGAAAACCGCCGGTGCCGCCGGGGACGCAGGGAGCGCAATGTCGACCGCTGCGCGGGAAGCGCAGAGTCTCCAGCGGATGATCAACTCGCTGCACGGCAAGACGATTCACGTCAACGTCATCTACTCCTCCGGTGGTGTCGGCGGCTTCGGCGGGGCGACACCGGGCGTGAAAGCCCCCGGGCAGGCGCTGGGCACGATTTCCGCCGCACCTGGTATCACGCTCGTCGGTGAACGTGGTCCTGAGCTGGTGAACTTGCACGGCGGTGAGGAGATCGTCCCGGCGCACCGCACGTCGGAGATGCTGTCGGCGCTGATTGGCGCGAATACGGCCGGGAGTGGCGGGCATGTGGGGACGGCGGAAATACACGTGCACGCACACCTGGACAGTAAGGAAGTGTTCCAGTCGGTGCAGACGCAAAATTTGCGCTGGCAGACCAGGAACGCCGGGACGAGGTCAGGGCTCAGTATTCCGGGTACCCGGATTGGCTGACCGTTCCCTTCAATTGTAGCGGGGTGGCGGGGCCGTGGTCCACTACGCTTCCGTTGTTTACCCGTCGGCTACTTCGTTCCTGGGGATAGCCCGGGAGCTGACCGCGGGCCAGGCGGCCCTCCCCACGAATACGGTGCCGATCGGTGCGACGTATGAGCCGGCGGATACGCCGGAGTTCTTGCGGGATGAGGGCCTGCGGGCGGTCATGGCCGAGGTGTATAACGAGACGCTGGGTGTGGAGTTTTCCCAGCTCTCGTTCTCCGGGCCGTCTTTTCTGGATGTGGATGGGTTTTTCCTCGACAACACGTTCGGGGATTTGTCGTCTACGTCGAATGGGACGCTGGGGACGGCGCGGAACCTGTCAGCGGATATCGCGGCCGGGGCCACGTCGCTGGCGGTGGGGGTGTCGCTGGGCTCGGTGAGCACTGGCAGTGTGGTCCAGATCTCCGACGGGGATGCCAGTGAGATTGTGGTCGCTACCGCCGGGTCGACCGGGACCGCGGTCAACTTCGTGAACACGCCGTGCCGGTTCGCGCATTCGGCGTCCTCAACGGCCGCGCTGGAAACCGCCGCCACCTCTTACACGCACCGGTTCGCGTTGCTGAACTCCGGCACCGGCCAGCCGCCCACACACAGTCTCACCGACTACAGTGGGATTACTGCGACGGTGGGGGCGCGGACCTACCCGAGCGCGGTGCTGACCAGCCTGGAGTTCGGCGCGGGCGCGGAGGGGCTGTTCACCCGGTCGCTGGCTGGGCAGGCGTGGCTGTCCGCGCCGTCGGCGTCCACCCCGTCCAATACGCTGTCGGCGGCGGCGCCGGTGGCGGACTGGAAAGCGGTGCTCACCGTCGACGGGACCGTGGTTTACAACGCGGCGGACTGGAAGGTGCAGTTCACCCGGGGCATGGTGCCGTACTGGACGGCGCAGTCGGCGCAAACACCGGCGGTGCTCGCGCGGGGGCCGCTGGGCGTGGGCCTGTCAGTGGATATCCCGCTCGCGGTGAACGAGACACCCCTGACGAACATGCTGTCCGGGGGGTTGATGCCGGTCACGTTCGCCTTGTCGAACGGCCTCGCCGGCGCAGCGGAACTGTCGATGACGGTGACGATGACGCAGGCGCAGACGGTCACCGCCAAACCGGTGCGGGACGCGCTGACCACTGGTTATGCGACCACGTGGACTGCGGTTGCGAACGGCACTGATGTGGGCGGATCCGGGGGGCTGGGGCCGGCGGTTGTGCGGCTGGTGAACGCGATAGCTACATACTGACCCGCTGATCCCGCAGCAGGAAGGCGGGGAGCGGTGGCCTGGCTGTGGCTCCAGTCGGCGTCGGCGGTGCCCTCTGCTGGCACGTCTGCGTCGGTCGCGTTCAGCACCGCGAACCTGTCATCCGGGTCTACCGTCGTCGCCACTGCGGCGATTTCCGCGCTGACCGGCAGTGGTATCACCGGGATCTCCATGACGTGCGGCGGCACGTCGATGGTGGCGATCAAAAGCGTCACGTCCGGTTCCGGCGGGTCCGAATGTGTCACGGTGCTGTTCGCCCTCAACACCCCTGCCGGGCAGGTCGGTACTAAACCGACTGTCACCGTTTCGTGGACGAACAACGGGGAAGCGGCGATCCTCGCCCAGGAAGTGTCGGGCCTGGCGACCGGCGCGACCCTGGCCGCCCTTGCGGACGGCACCCCGGGTGGCACGACCGGTACCGGGGGGGCGAGCGCCAGCTGCGGCACCTACAGCAGCTCGGTCACCGGCGAGTATCTCGTCGCGATCTACGGCGACAACGGCGGTACTGCCAACTACACGATCCCCGGCGGGTACAGCGCCGACACGCATAACGTCACCGGCAACAACAGTCGCGCCAACATAGGCATTGCCTATAAGAACAGCACGGGCGGGGCGGAGTCCGCGACCTACACCCTCGCCGGGTCGCCGGGGCAGTGGGCGACGAACTTTGTCGCGTTCAAGGTCACCGCGCCCACCGCTGTGACATCCCGGCCGTCCGCGATGGCAGTGCGGGCGCGGCTGCCGCGCCGGCCGCGGCGGGGCTCGGGATACGCGCAGGGGAACCGGGGTGCGCCACGCACACCTCCTCCGGTGCCGACACCGGGCCCGCCGTTCTACCCGCTGCACTGGCCGGCGAAAGCCCGGTGGCAGCGGCTCGCGGCTGACCCGGCGGGTTTGCCGGTCCGCAAGGGCCGCACCTATTCCAATCCTGGGGCGCCGAATACGACCACCCCGTATGTGGGGCAGGTGTGGACCGGCACCAGTACGTATGACTATGGCCTGTCCACGATCGCTGTCAGCAACGCACCGGGTGCCACTTTGGTGCTGCTCGCCGGGTGGGACCTGTCCACCGACCCGACCGACGCCGCGATGGCGTCGGTTTATCCGGCCGACAGTGCCGGGAATTACTGGTTTCACGCTGCGACCACCTCTTCGGGGGTGGCTGGGTCGCGGTGCGCGGCGTGGATCTGCCCGAACGCGCGGTCCATCTCGTGGCTGTCGGTGTCGGCGACGACGTTTGTTTCCAGCCTGGCGTACATCGTGGTTGAAGTGGCGAACATGCCGCTGTACTACTCGCTTGACATTTCCGACGCCAACGCTGCCTCCTCGGCCGCGTCGCTCGCTTTGGCACCGGGCACTGCCACGCAGGCCGATGTGGCGTTCTCGGTGTTCACAACCGGTGCGACCGGGCTTGCGCCGGCGACCCCGGCCGGGTGGAGCGCGCTGTCCACGGTGACAGCGGGCGACGGCGCCGCGAACCCGGTGGAGATTTTCCCCTACTGGTGCACCGCCACTGGTGGCACCGACCTGGGCGCTACTTACTCGGTGGCCTCAGCGGTGCCGGTGTCGGGGATCACGTTCGCCGTCTCCCAGTCCCCGGCCGCGCCCGTGCAGCCGAACCCGGATTTCCCGGTGCTGAAGGTGGAAGCCGGGTTCGGGTTCACCCCCGGCGACCCGTCCCAGCCGCCGCTCCTCGACGGTGGCGGCGGCACCGGCCTCGGCTGGACCGACATCACCTCGCGGGCCATGGGCAAACAGGGCGATGCGTTCATTTCCGCGTCGATGGGCCGCACCTACGAACTGTCGCAGATGGAAGCCGGTGAACTCGCCGTCGCCTGCGACAACCACGACGGTGCGCTGACCCCGGGGAACACGTCATCGCCGTACTACCCGGACGTGGTGGTGGGCACCCCCATCAGGGTGTCGGCGTTCTGGGGCACCCACTGGTATCACGCCGGGTTCGGGTGGGTGGAACGGTGGCCACAGCAGTGGCCGGACCTGCCGCAGTGGGGCATGTCCGCGATGATCGCCACCGACGCGGTCGCGGTCATGTCCGCCGCGTCGATGACCTCCGCGCTCGATGGTGACATCCTGATCGACGCACCGGCGGTGTTCCTGCCGTTTTCCGAGCAGTACACGACGTTCGTCGGCGGGCTCAACCCGGTGCTGATCCCCGCCGACGCGCAAGGGCTGATCGCTGCGGACGCGTCGCGGGTGAACCAGCGCACCGCCATCTACGCTGACGGCACCGTAGCGGACGCTGACACTGGGCAGGAAACGTCGATCCTGGGCGATTCGGACTCCGGGTTCGGCACCACCTCCATCTCTGACGCGCCGGCTATCCCGGCGTCTGGGCCGGGTGCGGTTTATACCGACCCGTCGATGCCGTCGCCGCAGTCGGTGAACGGTGTCACGGTCGAATTGTGGGTGATCATCCCCGCGGCGACCGCGGGCGGGCTGCAGCCGGTCGTGTTCTCCGCCTATGGGCCGCCGTCGAACTACGGCACCGGCGCCCCGTCGCTGTCGGTGAAGATCAACTCGTTCGCGGGTTCCACGATGACGATCACCCTCGCCGACGGGTCCACCGTCTCCGCGCCGTTCAACCCGTCGCCGGCGAACAGCCCGGTGGCGCAGCAGATCGTCCTCGCCGTCACCTCCTCCGCCCTGTCGGTGTATGTGAACGGTGGCCTCGCCGCCACTGCCTCGCTCACCGCGGCGCAGACCACCACCTGGTCGGCGGTGACCGTCGGCTGCCCCAACTACGCCTACGGCGCGGGCGGGATCGCGGTGGGGAATTTCACCGCGTTCGACTTCGCGGTCTACGGCTACCAGCTGCCGGTTCAGCGGATCCTGTCGCACTATGTGACCGGGTTCTCCGGGCAGGAAGGGTCCGACGCGACGGCGCGGCTGGCGCAGATCCTGTCGTGGGCGAACCTGGGCCTGCCGCGCGCCGGGCAGGTCCTGTTCGGCGACCCGCCCACCGCTGACGAGGTCGCTGAGGGGCCCGCGTACAGCCTGGAAGGCGCGTCCGCCGCCGACGCGGTGAACCAGGTCGTCACCAACGAGACGGGGCAGGCGTTCGCCACCCCTTCGGGTGCGGTGCAGTTCGTTCACCGGTGGGCGCTGTTCAACCAGTCGCCGGTCGCGGTGTTTGGTGACGACCCGCACGCCGGCGACGGTGAGGTGCCGTACCTGCCGGCGATGTCGTGGGACTATGACGTCACCTATCTGCGGAACAGCAACCAGGTGCAGCAGGTCGTCGGGCCGAACACGACCGTCACCGTTTCCAGCAGCGACTTCGCTTCCCAGGCGGCGTATTTCCTGCGGTCGGTGCAGACGGAGCAGATCAGCACCACGTCCGACCTGGACGCTTACGCCCAGTCGCAGTGGCAGATCGTCAAATACGCGCAGCCGCAGTTGCGGGTCGCTGGGGTCACCATAGATGCGGCGTCCAACCCGCAGGTGGCGTTCCCTGTGGTGCTGGCGATCCAGCAAGCGCAGGCTGTCACCGCGGTCCGCCGGCCCGTCGGTGGCGCGGTGATCAGCGAACCGGTGATCGTGGAGAAGGTCGAGCATCGCATCGGCCCATCGAAGTGGCAGACGGCGATGCAACTGTCCCCGTACACGCCCGAGTCCAACGTCCTGCAGCTCGACGTCGCCGGCTACGACATCCTCGGTGAGAATACTTTGGCCTAGGCGTCCCTTTTGAGGGGGAGGGGGCGTCATGCCGGTCCCCGCCACCGACTGGCCTGCGGGCATTTTCCCCAGCTCCAAAAGCCTCAACATGGCTTTGTACACAAGCGACGGGTCTGGGGATCATCCGTCGGGGATCGCGTTCGCCGCGTACCGGCCGCTGCTGCTGGAGAACTACACCGCCGCCACCACTTTCCACACCAGCACGGGCGGGTCCCAGTCCACCATGTCGACCGCCGCCGGGTCGGTGGCGTCGTCGGTGATGGTCCTCGACACCGCCGGCTACTTCGGGCAAACTTCGGACCTGCCGGGGCAGGGCTACTACCAGTACACGCCGGTGATCGCCGGGTCTGCGGGTGACGGGGAAACCACCGGCGGGTGGACGGTGCTCGCACATTTCGCCCCCCTGAACGCGACCATCACCCAGACGTCAGTGTCAGCTGACATCCAGCACACCGGCGGTGCGGCGATCTCCGGCTCGCGGCAGGCGCCCGCCGGGACGGCCGGGGCGGTGGCACCGTTCTTCTGCGACCTGGTGTCGGCGGGCGGGTTCACGTGGCAGCCGTCGGTGACGATCGCCGACTCCGCGTCCGCGAACACCACCAACGTGCGTAACGCCACCGATTCGTCGGGGCAGACCCCCCGGTTTTACGCCGTGTGGGCGGCGGTGTCGGCGACCACCAACGGGTCGGCGTCCTTCACCACTGCCGGTGTGGACTCGTGGGACGCCCCTCCCGGTGTCACCGAAGTGACCCCGACGCCAACTGGGGGCGGCGGTGGGGGTGGCGCCGGGAACGTGTCCGGCGGCGGGGTTTCTTACGGCGGCGGCGGCGGGGGCGGTGGGGAAACCTCGTCCGACACGGTCGCGGTGACCCCTGGTAACGCCTACCCGGTGACAGTCGGCACCGCCGGGCACGCGGGAGCGGAACCAGGTGGCGATGGAACCGCAGGGGGGAACTCGGCGTTTTCCGGCGACGCGCTGACCGTCACCGGCCATGGTGGCGCCCCGGGGCATGGTGCGACGGTCAGCGCGGACGGCGCACGGGGCGTCGGTGGCACCGGGTCCGCCGCGGCCACCCACCATGACGGTGGTGACGGCGCGGACGGGTCCACCGGTGCCTACGGTGGTGGTGGTGGTTCCTCGGCGTCGGCCACCAGCGCGGGTAACGCCGCCTCCGGGGCCAGTGGGGGGGCAGCGCCGTCCGGTGGCGGCCCCGGCGGCCCCGGCGGCCAGATTTCCGTCCAGGTTGTGCAGTCCAAGACCGGCGGCAATAACGGCGAAGCGTCGATCGACCTGAACTTTTTCGCCACTTTGCAGGCCGGGAACTCGGTCATCGCCTGCGTGTATGTGCAGTCTTCCGGCGACCATCACGCTGAGATCGCCACGCTCAACGACGGCACGCCGATGACCGAGCAGGTCACCCAAACCCACGACGGGTCTTCCAACAGTTTCCGGGTCAGCATTTACAGTGTTTCCGGGATCACCGGCGGGCAGATAGGCATCCACCTCGACGGGATCAACCCTTCCAACGGGGCTTACATCGTCCAGATGTGGGAAGTGTCCGGCCTTGGCGCCTCACCCAGCATTGACGCCAGTAAAAGCGCCGGCTCGTCCAGCAGCACCTACAACGTGTCTGTCCCCACGGCCGCTTCCCCAGATTTCTGGGTGGGCACGGTCGGTGCCCAGGACACTTCCGCGTTCAGCATCAACGCGGCCTCGGGTGCGTGGAATTCGTTTTCCACCAACAATGAAAGCAAAGGCGGCATATACGGGCGGATCCGGTCCGGGCGGCAGTCCGTCACTTCCGCTGGCACGATGCAGTACACCGGCTCTTTGAGCACCAGCACCGACTGGGTGGCACTGGTGATCGCCTTCACCGCCCCGGCCGCCACCGCCGGCGCCGCGCCACTGCTCCCACCCGGTGGTGGTGGCGGCGGTGGTCTGGCTGCCAGCAACGGCGGCGGTGGCCAGCCAGGGCAGGTGCTGCTGACTTGGGAGTCGGTGTCCGGCGGCGGCTACGGCACCCCCGCCCTGCCCGCCCCCTACACCACCTGGTCGGCGTCTACGACGGTCGGCACCGGTTCCAGCGGCGGCGGCACCGACGTCGATTTCAACGCCGCGGTCACCAACGTAGTGAACTTTCTCGCCAACCCGCCGGTAGTGCGCACGTCGGGCACCACGGCGACATCGGTCAGCAACACCACCCTCACCAATGTGCCGATGACCAGCGCGACGGTAAGC